TTTATCTACAATTATTCCATTTTTAAAAAATAATACGGCAGGAATATTTCTTATAGAATATTTTATGGATGATTTTGGATTACTATCAACATCGCATGTTAAAAAATTAACTGTATCTTTAAAATCTTTTTCTAAATCTTCTAAAATAGGACCAACTACTTTGCATGGTACACACCACTCAGCTGCAAAATCAACTACAATTATTTTCATTAGTTGGATTTCACTATCAAAATTTTTATCATTAACTTCTTTCATATTATAAATTATTTACTATTAACTTTGCTTCATTTTCCGCATCTTGAAAATAATCATAAAAATGATTGCTTGTACTTATAACTTTAGATCCATCCTTTGTTTTAATAACAAATTCAAAATCATGATAAATAGGATGTTGATGAATTTCTATTAAATAACCATAATATTCATAACTTTTTTCAATCATATTTATAGATTATTTTTATTACTGTATAATATATTTTATATATTTAAAATATAAAAAGTTTTATACTTTTTATGACCCTCTGATGGGAATCGAACCCACTTAAATTGGTGTTAGAAGCCAATGTTCTACCTTAGAACTACAGAGGGATATGAGGGTATTTCACCCTCGTTATTTTATAAGAAAAAAGCTTGAACTTTAGCTAATATAGTTTTTTCTTTTTTAGGCTCTTTTTCTTTTACAAAATTAGTGTGCACTTCAATGCAGTTATTGATTGCATTTTTATATTTATTAAGAGGATGATTTTCTTCAGGATAATGATTTTCAGTTTCTGAAAATTTCTTTCCTCTCATTAATCCATAAGCTGCATACATAATTCTTAATTTCATTCCATCTAAAAAAACTCTCATTGATGCTTCATCAGGTTCTATTATTCTTTCACCTTTTAAATGAATAGTTTTTCTTTGATTTTTCATAGCTCTTTGTAATGCTGCGCTTGTTACGATATCAGCTTTTAATGATTTAATTGCTTTTTTATTAAATGTTGTTTCCATGATTATTATTCTTATTTTAGTTATTAATTTATTTGTATTTTAAATAAAATAATAATCATTAAGGACCTCTTGATTTGCTTATCTATTTCATAATTTTAATTTATTTTAATGTGTACCCTCAATTAATGATATTCCATGTTTTACTCCATTAGTAAAAGCATCTTTATCATATCCCAAATCTTTTGAGATATATTTTCCTATAACTAATCCTATTTCATTACCTATATCTGATAAATCAGCTTCATAGGAAACATCCATATTATCAAGTTGTTTTATAATTTCTAATGTTATAATTTCAAATTTTTTCATAATTTAATTTAATTTAATTTCTACATTTATATTGCCATTCTGCGTATAATCTATCGATTTCATTTTCATGCTGTTCTATAATTGGTTTGTATTTTTTTCCTATAGTCCAACATTTTTTACAATAAACTTTTCTATAATCACCCATAGTGTTTTCTTCATAACCTATGCACTTATCGCATAAATCTTTTCCGCAATATTCACAATTAGCTCTACTACCTGCTAATCCTATATGTATTTCTTTTCCGCATACATCACAATATTTATGTCTTTCTATTTTTTCTGCTAATATTTTTTCTTCTTTAATCATGATGTATATTCTTTTAATGCTAATGGTAAATTTGATGTTAATTTTTGTGTTATAACATTAGGTTCAATGGCAATCGAAGTTAACTGATTACCAATGTCTGGCTCAGTAAAAATTGAGTATTTTAATTCGTAAAATTTAATTTTTTCAAGAAAGAAATGTAATGCTCGTTCATCTTTAACGGATAAAAAAACAAGATACTTAGAATTTGTATTCCAATCTTTTGCGATTTTTGGGTGTTCATATTGGAATTCGACTGCTGCATGACATGCTTGTACAGCTTGAGAACCTGGAGATAAATCTCTACGAGTAATAACGATAAGTTTTTGATTAACCTATTTCATAATAATTTTTAATTTATATATTATATATCTTTTTTATAAAATGTTTCGTCAAAATATTAATAATATTAATATAAGTACTATATACCAATCATTGACCATCTAACAATTTTATAATTGCTGGAACGATCTCGATTATAATAACTATCACTATCAATTTTTATCATAAGTTTTTTCTTTATTTTGTTTAAATACTAATAAAGTGCATTCATATGCATTTTCAGTAGGTGTTAATTCATACACATCGTCTACTTTAAAAATTTTTATTGAAGTGATATCTTCAATATTTCCTACTTGTAAAGATTTATCTCCAATATTCATAATAATCCTAATTGTTTTTTAGCTTCTATCATTTGTTCTTCTGCTTTTTGTAAATCTTTTTCAGCTTGTTTTAATTTCCATTTAGCATTATTAACTTCTTGCATTTGTTTTTCGTTAATAATTTTTTCTTTTGCTTCTTTAACTCGTTCAGTTTCATTCATCACTTCAGTGACAAATGCCGCCATTTTAAGAATAACAGGTATAGGTTTGTCGGGATATTGCTTTGAAGTCTGTGTTACTATAGTTCTAGCAGGAGGAAGTTTTGTATAAATACGAGCAAATTTAATATCATCTGTCCAATTGTGTCCTTTATAGTTTTTAGCAGGAAAATAATATCCTTTATCATCTTGAATTACATAAATTTCAATCGATTGTATCATAAGAATTCTCGTTTTAAATATTCAAATATATTATCTACTCTTTGTTTTTCATGTATCCAAGTGCACCCGCTACAATCCCATATTCCATTATCTAACATTTTTCCTAGATTTAAATGACCACAAGGATATTTTGGACAATAGCAAAATGTGCAGTCTTCTAATTTGTTTTTATCATGACAAGGATAATACGTACATGCCTTATTTATTCTACTGATTTCCATTTTTGTGGCCAACTATCAAGATCAAATATTGGTTTTTTAAAGGCCTTTTTTATTTTTTTAAGAGTCCATTTAATAGCTTTTTTAGATTCTAATCCATCTAAAATACGTTTTGATTCAATATAAGAATCCGGTTTATCATTAGTATAATAAACTTCAACTACTGAAAATATTCTTTCATCTGGAAAAATTTTATTATTTCTTGCATCAGATAAATCATATGCTATTTTTCCAGTAATTAATTTTGTAACTATTCTATAATTCCAATGATTTTTACTTTTATAATTTCCCATTAATTTTTGTATTGAATTATTAGTGTAGCTCGGGTGGAATTCGAATCCACACTGAATAGGTTTTGAATCTATTGCCAACTGCCAATTGGGCTACCGAGCCATAAAATAATAACCTGAGATTACAGTTATTATACTGGAATTACCTTCGTTTCCGTACCCTTGGGGTGCTAACCCGTTGGTTAAAAACTTATCCACTCATCGATGTTACGAGAGTCTACCAGCATCGCTGCCTTGTTTTAAGTGTAGGCTATACCACTATCACCAGGAAATTACTCGACGTTCAGATTCCCTCCGACCTTGCGAGCCGTTCACTTCCGCTAAGAAGTTAAGAGTCTCATCCTATCAAACTCTTCCACCTTGCGAGTTTCCGAGTTCCTCATTCTCTTGCGAGTGAGGAATTTAGCGATTTACATCTCCTGATTGGTCGAGGCTTTGCGTTTATACTATTAATTTCTATAGATGCAGGGATTGCGCCTGCGCCCACCGCTCCAAAAGGCGATTGCTCTCTATTGAGCTAATCTAAAATCTAGTCTTCCTGAATCGGCGCTCGACCAGAGCTTCGTGAGTTTTTGACCTACAAAATACTCAACCGATCCTGCGTTTCAGGTTTTGGTTTCCCCTACTGTGCCACTCAAGAAGAATTACGGCTTCCGCCAAATCCATCTGTCATTTGTACTTAGCCTTCGTCCTCCTCAGAACTCAGACAGAATACTTACCCCTTAACTTTCATCGGACATGATTTTGACGTGCTTGTGGACGGGTGTCAACCCTATTAAGGTAGCTCCTTACCCTCTTGCGAGGGGGCTTACTACCGGTGCCCTTGCCAAAGGACCACAATTAACCCTTTCGGGAGACTGATCATTTTTCAACTACCTCCGAACTTAATCGAAGGGCACTATTGGCTAGCGCTTGTCGAGGCTTGCGTAACTTGACCATTGCTGGCAGGACAACTAGGAAAGTCATCCTCTTTTGAATCTTGCGACTCATTATCTCTTTTCACGTTTTCCACTGGGCGAACCATGTCGAATTGTGATTAACCTTCTCACGCGAAGGCAGTATTTTCAATACGTTAAAGAACTATTTTAATTGATAATATGTAAATATAATAAAAATTCTTGATATAAAAAAATATTTAGCTATTTATTATCAAAATATTTTCATTTTCGTAGCATTTTAGTATTTTTATTTCTTATGCATGCTCCCTTTCCACTACATTGTCTAGAACAATATTCATTATAACATTCATTCCCGCAAATTTTACATATATTTCTATTTATTTTATGAGGATTTCCTTCATATAATTCAATATAGTTTTTACCATACTTTTTTTCTACAAAATTAAATATTTCTTTTAAATCATCATGAAATAAAACTATTAATTTAATTTCTTTAGGAAATTGACTTAATTTTTCTTTAGTTTGACTATCATTCCATCCCTTTATTTCATAGTAATCATTTCCTATTTTAAAATCTGGATAAAATTTACGTTCTTTTTTATTAAAAATATATTTAAAAAAAATATTATTATTTCTAGTAAATTTAATATTTTTATCTAAATGATATATTACCCATGCTAATTCATATGTAGATTGGCACCAATATCCTTTATACCATCCGCATTTTCCTCTTCCTGAATTAATTTTATATCCTCCAGTTTTTCCTTTTAATGAATTGGACAATTTTTTTAAATATTCAGGTGATTTATGATAAGCTTTACTACATTCAATAGAACAATATTTTTTATTTTTAAATTTTGTTTCAAACGCATTATTACAAGTTTTACATATTTTTTTATAGGGTTCTTTCGTTAAAGCTTTTCTTATTTTTTCGCCTATTTCTTTTCTATTATTTTTCGTACTAAAACCCTTTGCACATTCTTTAGAACAAAATCTAGCAGAACCATATTTTTTAAAAACTTCTTTTACACAATATTCACAAAAATAATGATATTGTTTTTGTTCTTTATCGTGTGTTTTTAAATGTTTTTTATAATTAGAGCCTTTTATTTCTTTATTGCATAATTTGCATTTTATTTTTGTATTTCTTGCTTTAATTAAACCATGCAAATGAATACAATGCATAGAACAAAAATTTTCACTTTTAATTTTAAAATTTATAGAACCACAAATTATACAAACTTTTGACATATCTTTTTGTATTATATACTTAAGTATAGCAAAAGTTTTACGAACTATTTTATATAAATTGATTGTAGTACTATGAGTGGGATTCGAACCCACGAATCGATTATTATCGAACTAGTTTGAGAAGCTAGTCACTTTGAACCACTTGTATATCATAGCATTATATTTGTACTATGGATGGGATTCGAACCCATGAATCGATTACCGAACTAGCTTGAAGGGCTAGCTACTTTGAGCCGCTTGTATACCATAGCATGTTAATTTCAGTGAGTCTTTAAGAAAATAGACTCACCGTGAAACTCTAGTCTATCACAAGAATGCCAACCCATTCTTCAACTGTTTTGACGCTTGATTGGAGACGCTTTATCAGTTGTTTAAAATAATGTTAAAAATCGTCACGAGGAATCAAACCTCGGTATTTCTTTGCCGGACCATTACTATAGATTAGATTTCCGTTTAATTTATAGATTTCACTACCTGTTGAATATTAAGCAAACTCAGGATGACGATTAAATATCTTTATTCAAAGAACTTTTTTTATTTAATAGTTAAATATAATCAATTTTTCTGAAATAAAAAAATAATTTACCATTTATTTTTCTGTTTTAATAATATTTTTATTTATAAAAGTAGAAAGTTTTTTTGCTTCTTCCGCACTTAATATTACTTGATCTTCATACATTTTTGCAGTTTTAAGATAATTAAATATTATTTTTAATCTTTCCCAAAAACTTGGCTTTTTATTATATTTGCCGTATGTAAACATTGCTAACCAAAATTCTTGTCTAACTTGTGTAGTATTTCTTTCGGAATCATCAAAATACTCAACATCGTGTGTAATTTGTAATAAATGAGTACCGCATTCGCACTCAATATATTCTTTTTTAGTTTCATCTCTTGTTGTTATCATAATCTTTAATTTTTTGTGCCGACGGAAGTATTCGAAACTTCAAGCTAAGGTTTTACAGACCTGTCTTCTGCCCTGGATCGTCGGCGTATGCAGTCTCTCCTGCTGTCACGCATCCTTGTTTTACTATCATCGGGTGCGTTTCCGATCCATTCGATTATATCAATTTAACGTTGATTGCGTTTAGGCCTTTAGGGCCTTCTTTCAAATCGAATTCGACATCGTCGTTTTCGTTGATAGTATCCACACACCCGGTTACATGGCAAAAATATTCTTTTGTTGCATTAGAATCAGAAATAAATCCAAACCCTTTTTGTGCATTAAAAAATTTTACTTTACCATTCAATTTTGTTGTTGTTGTTTTTTCACTCATTTTATTCTTTATTTATTTTAATTAATATAAACGATATATTTATATTTTACATTTATTCATATTTGTGTAATCTTTATTAGTTATCATTATATAGTTGTAGTTATTAGCAATAGTAGCTTTTCTTTTTTCTTCAATTTGTTCTTTATCTTTTTCAGCAAGATAAGAATTTTTGCATTCAACTATAAGATTCAAAGAAGGAATATAAAAATCTGGAAAATAATAATGTTTCTTTCCTTCAAACATATATTTTATTGATTTTGCGTTTATTATATCTGGATATTTATCATAATATTTTTCTAAAAAATCTAATTCATAAGAACCTCTATAATAAACATCAGTATTTTTATATTGTTTTAATTTAAATGCAGATTTTTGTTGTTTCTCAAAAATTTCTTTATTTTGTAATGGATTTTCTACACCATATTTTTTAATATATGCGTACTTTATTTTATTTTTTACTTCTTTAGATTTAAATGGATTATCTACTCCAAGATTGTTTAAATAAGTTTGTTTAACTTTTTCTCTAAATTCTTTTGTTTTAAAAAAATATTCTACACCATATTTATTTAAACATGTTTGTTTAGACTTTTCTATATTAACATAATTTTCATTACCATATTTTTCTTTTATGGTTTGTTTCTTTTTTTCAGTGTTCCAGCCAGATTTTACATCATGATTTTTTAAACAAGTTTCTTCTTTTTTCTTTTTTATTTCTTTAGATTGAGATACATATTCTACACCATATTTATTTAAACATGTTTGTTTAGTTTTTTCTAATGAACATTTTATTGAACAGGTTTCTTTGTATCCATATCGAAAATTTGAATATGTTATTTTTACTCCACATACTTTACATTTATCATCATTTTCTTTTTTTAACCATTTATCATAATATTCCTTTGTATTATTATGATTAATATTAATGTGTTTACTTAATTCCCTTAAATTTTTATATAGTGTATCGCATTCTTCACATATAAATAAACCTTTATTTGTTTTTCTAAATTCTTTCATATAAAATTATATCTTTTTAATTATATGATTATAAATTGATTAAGTTTTGTCGAAGATGTGCGATTCGAACGCCTCCAAATGCTCCCAAAGCATTTATGCAACCAAGTTACACCTCATCCTCGTTAAAGCATATTTTGTTAAATTTAAGTCCTCTCAAAATATGCAAAACCGCTGACTATTTGTTATATACTGCACAACTGAACAGTCTGCAGGTGAAGAAACAAATACCTTCGTACTCCTGGTGGGATTCGAACCCACACTTTATAGATCTTAAGTCTATTGCCAACTGCCGATTGGGCTACAGGAGCATTAGTGCTGCAGTACATTTACGAATATACATTTCCTTTCCGTTTCGTACTTGGCGACTTTCATTAGTCGAGGCAGCATTTAAAAAGTATTAGAATGTACCATATTTGTTACACTTAACGAGAATTCCTTCCAACCGCTGATTCTCACCCATTGGGTAGGGCTAATACTTTAGTACCCAGAGAGGGATTCGAACCCTCAAACATTAGCTCCTAAGGCTAACCGATTTGCCATTTTTCGTATCTGGGCATATTACCAATATGTCAATGAACATTTATTTGTGGAGATTGCGGGAATCGAACCCACCTACTCTGCCTCTTCAGGGCAGCGCTTGAACGCTACTCAGCTACATCTCCATTAAAAGTTTAGTACGTGATTTGAATCCGTTACACACCAATGTGCTACCAAACTTAGCAGTCTCTTCAGAAGTCGAATCTGAACTACTTGATTCAAAGTCAAGTGGGCTAACCATTACCCCAAGAGACTATAAAAATTATTATTTTATTTTTCTTCCTAATCTCCAATTATCTGGAATTAAATCTCCTTTATGAATTTTTTTATTTTCTTTTCCGTTTGTTATCCAACAAGTTCCATATTGAGAATTTTTTTCTCCTTTTTGTGGATGATTTATACTGCGAAATAATTTCATTTTAATTTTTGTTTCTTCTTTATGTTTTCTTCCAGTCCAATCGCATGATTTAAGTGTGCCTTCTTCACGCATTTTTTTCCATAAAATAGACATTTTTTTACGATGTATTTTTTTATATTCTTCATTATTCCAAACAATTTTTCCTATTATTTGATAATGAATTCTATACCATTCTTCTCCTTTTCCATTATTACCTCCCCTTCCGCCTTTCATTAAATTATAACAGCTAGGATCTATTATTAATTCTTCATTAACAAATTCTGATTCATAATGTAATGCTTCATTATATGTATCAAAAAATAATAGAATTTCTTTTTTAAATTTTTCCTTTCCATATTTACTAATAGCATATTTTAATCGTTTGCCTGATCCTAAAT